ATAAATTCTGCAGTCCTTTTGTGCCTGTGTATCTGGCACCAGATATATAAACTGATTTGCCCGTGAATGAAATTCCGTTTGGTAGGTTTGCACCTATGAAGTGTAGCACTCCAGACTGGTAGTCGAAGAACCATTCGTCGTCGTTGTTCGATCCTGTTGCGAACACCTGATCGCCTGAAGCGGCGGCGTTACCGGCGTCACCGGCGGTGTGTATGTAGACCTTTACTTGGTACGTTGACCCTATCTCTGGTGGTATCCAGTCAGTAAGTCCCGTCTTCCAGGTCCTGTTGGCTGTTGCCGTTCCGTCATTGGTAGTTTCGTCTGGTGCACTTGTTGGATAGACAGTGACCACACCTGCACTGGATCCTGGCATCACCGTAGGAATATCAGATGCTTGGTTCCAGGTGTTGTCACCCCTTAATAATAATGGAGATGCTTTAGAAACCAATGATGTTATTGTAAGTGACAGCGTACAACTTACGCTTACTGATGATAACACTCATAAGGATGTAATTGAAGCTTTAGTTGAGTTTTTTGGCTCAGCTAGACAGAATATGTTAATAATTGGAGACGATTTGTCAACTGCTACAGAATACTTCTCACCATTAATTAGTGGTGTAGGAACTATTTCCGTTGCAGCTGTAGTCGCTTCTTAATAAATAGTAAAAATGGAAAATCAAGTTTATTTGTATTTCAGAACTCAGGGTACTATCGGAAACGATGATGACCCTGCTCAATCTTGTTTATTTCCTGCTTCATCACTAGCTGGTATAGAGTCTAGTGTTTCTAGTGGGGTAAACATTGTAACACTATTCTTTAAGTCTATGCGAAACTTTGACGGAACTGACCAAGCGGCTAATGCTGTAACAATTTCTGACTCTGTTCAAATAGAATTGAAGAACTCTTCTACTGTAAAAGATTTTATAGTTGCTTTTAATAATCAACTTAACTCTATTGCTTCAAAGCAAAAGAGATTTTTTATGGTAGCAGATGATTTGTCAACAGACGAACAATACTTCTCAACTTTAGTTGATGGTGTAGGAACGATAACTATCGCTGCTGCTCACTCATAATAAGTAGAGATTTTAGATAATAGTGAGGAGGGTAACTCCTCCTCGCTTTTTTTAATTTTTAATTTAATTTAATATTTAATAAAATGGCAAGAAAAAAAGTCGAACAATCAAATGTTGTTACTCCTGTAGTAGAGACTCCAGTAGAAGAAACAACGCCAATCGTAGAGGCTCCAAAAGTCTCTAATCCTTTACCGACATTCGGTACTCAAATAAGTAGAAGACCTTCTATTTATAAATTAATCTCAAAAGATAAAGATAGAAAAACAGGTATGGATAGATACCCTATCGTATACATGTTAAAAGCTGAAGACATTGTATTTGACCCTATTACAGGTACTCAAAGAACAATTAGATACATCAAAGGTCAGAAGTCTATTTTTGCTGATGAGCAAGATAAAGGAACTTTAGTAAAGACTCCAATCACATTTAATAATGGATTTTTAATTGTTGAACACACTAATCCTAACTTGAAAAAGTATTTAGACATGTGTAACGCAAATATGAATAATCCAAATAGATTATCTTCATCTGCACCTTCTTTCGGTTTAGAAGATTCTGAAAAGAAAGCTAAAGAAAGATTAGATAGAAGTAGAATGGAAATGGATGCTATATCAACTGTTCTTACTATGTCTTTAGATAAATTAGTTGGATATGCTAAAGTTTTAGGAGTCAATGTAAAGAACTCAACTGATGAGATTCGTTATGACATGAAGATTTTAGCTGAAAAAGACCCTTCTGGATTTATAGCTGGATTAGATAGTCCTCTAACTGATATGAAGGAAATGATTTTAAAAGCCTCTGAATATAAGGTTTTAAAGTTGGAGCCTAGCAAAATATCTTGGACAATAGGTAGTTCAGTTCAAACCATCACAAATGTTCCTATGGGAGTAAAACCATTAGACCATTTAGCTGAAATATGCTTGACTGTAGATGGTGAACCTATAGTTGCTCAGATTAAAGCTCAGCTTTCTAGATACAACTAAAATTAACAACATATATTTAATAAAGAGAGGTGTCGTGTATATCTCTCTTTTTTTTGTTATATTTGCTATGAAATTTATCACTACTAATGACAATAGACGAGTTATACAGATTTGTTCAGTTTATAGCGAATAAGGACCAGAGGGGATTTATTAAGCCTTCTGAATTTAATTTAGCTGCTACTAGAGCTCAACTGGATATTATAGAAGAGAAGTTTAAAGAGAAGAACTCTCAAAAGAATTTAGATGATTTGGCTCCTGTTGTAGAGAAGGCTACTATTACTTACTCTGCTGGAACTAACGGTGCTTTTACCTATCCTGCTGATTTTCTGCACTTTGTGTCTATGAATTTCGATGGAGAAAGTGTTGAGGTTGTAGGTCATGAAAAGCTAAAGAACTTATTAGATAGTCAGATATTGGCTCCTAGTGCTAGTTATCCAGTAGCTGTAATGATTGATGAGGGTTTTGAGATATATAATAGCACATCTGAAGCTACTTCTGGAACTTGCATTCTTACTTATATAAAAGAACCTTCTGCTCCTAAATGGACTTACACTACTATTAATGGAGTCTCTGTATATAATGCTTCTGCTGGTGATGCTCAAGGTTTGACATTACCTGTTAGCACTCATAAAGACATAGTTCACAAAATATTAGAGTATGTTGGAGTTAGTCTTAGAGAGGGTGATTTAGTTGAATTTGGAACAAGTTTTGGATTATCATCTAAACAAGAATAATAAATGGCAACTACAAGAAAAAAATTAGCTGAACAGGTCCTTAGAATAATTGAAGGAGGAAATGTTTCTGATGACGCAAGAATAGATATTCGTGAGGTCATGGTATTGGTTGACCAAGAAAGAGATTCTTTTATAAGACAATTAATAGAGGATAGGTTTTACACAAAGAGTACAACTACTAATAAATCTGAATTAGAAATAACTGGTGATTTTGTAAGTTTAGAAACAGGATTATCGGTATCAAGTAATAAAGTAGAATTACCTACTCAACCAATATCTCTTCCTAATGATATGGGTATTATTAGAGTATATTCTTCAACTACAGAATATGTTAGAATGCCTTACGGTGGTGGTACATCAACTCTAAACCCTAGTCCTTTATATAATGACACAGTAACTAAGTCAGGTAAAAAGTTTTGGTATATTCAAGGAACAGACTTGTATTTATATCAAGATGCTACAGCTACAATAAATGTATCTTACATAGCTGTTTCAAGTAGTTTGTCTGATACGGCTACTTATCCAATACCTGCTGATTTGGAGTCTGTAATAGTAAAGAACTTAGTTGAGACGTTTACTGTTATGAAGGGAGCTAATGAGGATTATAAAAATGATAATATAGGATAATATGAGTGCACAATTTGTTAGTTTAGAAGATGTAGTAAATGAGCTTTTAGTTGATGAAGGTAAGAACACTCAAGCTGAATTTCTAAGATATTACAACATAGGTTTAAGAGGATTAAAAGAATTAAACTTTGATGTTGTTAGAATGATTAAGGCTGTCGAGCTTGCTGTTGATTCAGCTACTAACACTATAACTTTGCCTACAGACTACGTTAAGTTTGTTAATATAGCTGTTTTAGGCTCAGATGGTGAATTACACTATTTAGGTAGAAAAGAAAGATTAAACTTAGTTACTGGAGCTACTCCTCCTACGCCAGAATCAGATAGTAATTACTATGACAATGTTGATGAAGGTGTTTATGGTAGATATGGATTTGGTGGTGGTAACAATGCTAACGGTTATTATAGAGAGAATTTAGATAATGACACTATAGAGTTTTCTTCTATAACTGGTCAGTTAGAGAATATTATATTAGAATATATATCTGATGGCTCAACAGGTGTTACTGGAGATGATATAAAGGTACACACATACGCTCAAGAGGCGTTGGCTTCATTTATATATTGGAAGTCTATACAGAGAAAAAGAGGTATAAATGCAAACGAAAAGATGTTTGCTAGAAAAGAGTTTTATAATCAAAAGAGATTAGCTAGAGCTAGAATGAATACATTCACTAAAGCTGAGGCTTTACAAGCTACTAGAAAAGCATTTAAGCAGGCTCCTAAACTATAATTAAATGGCTAATTTACAGGAGAAGAAACAATTTATAGGTGGATTAGATAGAGACACCGATGAGCGATTAGTAAAGGAAGGCGATTATTTTTACGCTTTAAATACTAGGAATCAATCTTCTGAGTCTAACAGTATAGGTGTCATTCAAAATATACCAGGAACACTAAAAGTTGATTTTACATTTCCAGTAGGTCCAAGTCTATTTGTTGATATTGGGGATTATATTGGTAATGATAATTTTGGAGAAGAAAACGTTGGTCATGGTAATGGTGTTCCAAAAAGAGTGGCTTACTTTCTTCCTGGCTCAGTTCCAGCTGGTCTAACTGATTTTAGTTTTTTTGCCTCTAAAACAAGCAGTGATATTACAAGTTCTGTTGCTTACAAAGAGGATACAGCTAGTATATCAGCATTAAATGATGTTGATAATATAAAATTGTATATGGCTGATTTTGTAGCTAAAAACGCTACAGCATTATCTGATAAAGGTATAAGTGTTAGATACAATTCTGAAGGAATAAATGTTAGCGGCACAAAACTACCTTGCTTAATATTTACATCTACTGATAATTCAGATATTTTAAAGATAGATATAGGCGGTAGAGATATTGATGATGGTAACTTAAAAAAGGGTTATAATATTTTTATTGAGGAATTTAAAGCTAAATAATATATGCCAGTAGCAAACGAAATAAGAGAATATAAGTGTATTGGTTCTTATGAGGATACATCAAATGATAAGATGTATTATTTTATATATGGCACTCAGGAAGACCATCATATAATAGAGTATGATATACTTACAAATACTGTAGATGTTGTATTTAAAGATTGTGGAGTTGAGTCTGACAATCTTTTTAGATGGCAAGAGAAATTCCTAATTACAGAAGTTAATAAAATAGGAGATGTATTATACTTTACATCTGATAGATATGGGGAGCCTCAAGAGATAAACATAGTTAAATCTAAGGCTAGTATGAATGTATTGGAGTCTGACGGTTATAATAATATATCTGCCGCAAAATTAAATGCTTCTCCAGACTTGTACTATCCATACTCCATGTATACTCCATATCCTGCTGGACAAGATATTGCTAACAACTATCCTTATCAGGGTGTCGATGAAGTAAAAAGACAGTATGTTGAGGTTAAGAAAAGACCACCATTTACAAAACCAAAAACTACATTTGGAACTGACTCAAACATAAAGAAAAACAACATATTCGGTAAGTCATTTCAGTTCAGATATAGATATCATTATTACGATAATCAGGTAACTGAATGGAGTATGATAAGTGATGCTACTCACTCTGAGGAGATGAAGTCAAATGTTGCTAATGTTAATGCTAGCTCTCAATCAAATAATAACTTTTTAAATGTAGAGATTTATCATGGCAATCATCAGGTTAAGTTCATAGAGCTTTGTGCTAGAACTTGTAAAGACTTTGATGTTGATAAAAATGGTAACAGAGGAGATTTCTATATAATAGGAAAAATAAAAAACAATTATAGTAATTTTCTTAGTAATACTGCGGTTGATTTTAAATTCTATAATGATAAAATATATCCATTTGCTGATAAAGGAGAAACTGCGAAGCTTTATGACAATGTTCCTAAGAGAGCTAGAACTCAAACGATACTTGCTGACAATAGAATATCATACGGTAACTATCTTGAGGGATTTGATGTTGATAGTATTGATGTAACATTGACTCCTAAGTATGGTGAAGTTTCTAATGCTCAAGACCTTAATGATTTCATTTATCCTAGTTGGACAGTTACTGCTGGGGGTCTTTTAGCTGGTGGTAATACTGGAGATACAGCTGAATTAAAAAAACAAAACGCCTATGTAGGCTCAAATGCGACAGAACAAACTATAACACTTACAAACTCAGCTATAGAAGGATTACCATCTCTTTCTGTAGGTTCTCAAACAACAGTAACATTAGCTTCATTACCTACTTCATCATTTCTTGGATTAAACAATCAAATTGTTGTAGGACCTTACAATAATACTAA